CTCCGCGCCCAAGTCGCAACCCTGACGGCGGAACGCAACAGGCTGTCAACGCTGTGGGGCGAGTCGCAGGCGGAAATCGCTCGGGTTAAGGCGCTGGTGGCGGATGCGCCATCGGCAGGATTTCAGTACCGGCTTGGAGGTATTGGCACATGGAACCAAGCCAGCCAATGCACGGTAGATGAGTGCAAAAAGTTTAATTCCGAAAACCCACACCTTCCGCAGTTTGAAACGCGTGAGGTAATCGCCCGCCCGAACTTGGAGCAGAAGCCATGAGAGACGTAATGACGTGCTGGGTTTATATCGAAACAGAGCCGGGGGTTTTCACTGTTGGATTTTACGATCCGTCAGGAGAGTGGCAGGGTGACAGTGACCATGCGAAACGCAGTGATGCGGCGGCAAGAGTCAACTACTTGAACGGTGGCAAGAAATGAAAATCAGCGTCGGGATGGTAATTATGGGGTCCACATTCGCCGCTGTTTTTGGCATGTGCTACGCGGTGTTGAACTGGATGGGAGAGCCTTGTCCTTATCCGATATTCACCGAAGGCACAGTAACAATCACCGACGCAAGTGGCGAGATTCTTTCATCAAGCCAGATGCGTATTAGGACATGCCAGCAGGAGCAGAAGCCATGACTACCCAGAAGATGACGGAAGACGAAGCGATTGCGTATTTGCGCGCGTTCAACGCATGGCGCTGCGGAGACGAATCGGAAGAAGCGCCGACGCCGAGTACAGTTACGGAAGCCATCCGCACAGCCTGCGACGCGCTGGAAGGTGCGCGGCGGGCGGTGCCGGCAAACCTGTCGGAGTTTCGCACAGACCTTGCGAAGCGAATCCGGGATATTCCCAGCCGTCTTGAGTCGCTAGGTGGGCAGCGATTCGCTTACGTAAAACTGTCCGAGGTTATCGACACTATTTACGCAGCCGCCCCAGCACAGCCGCCTGCCCCTGCAATCGCTGCATACATGGCTGCCGGCGGAGATGAAGAACAAAACCCGGTAGAGCGCCTGCGGTTCTTCCTGTCTTGCGCGCTGAAAGGCCGCGACCGGCACGACGTTGAGCCGTTTATTGATGCGGTCAGCAAAGCGCAGCCTGCCACGGAGACTGCCGGCGATGCGCGGGATGCGCTTAATCGCGTGTCAATGTTGCTGGAAGACATTGGTATGGAATCATCTGACGAGTACGCAATGGTTTCGGCCATCCTCGCCAAAGGAGACGCAACGTGAGCGACGAACTGAAAGACGCAACCGAATTGCTCGGCGCCTACGCTGACGAGTTTGCTGACGCAACGATTGGCGAGAACACCGAACTGACATCGAACATGCAGCGCCGGCTGTCTGATGCAATCCGTGTCGTTCTGGCGGCCATCGCCAAGCGGGAGGCGGCGGCGGAAGAAATATCCGCAGAAATGTATATCGTAGGTGGCGAAACCTTCTTTGATTGCGCAAAGCAATACGGGATTAGCGGTTCAACTGAAAACGATCAGAACGCAGCGGCCAGAATCTACCGCGCCATGATCGCCGCCTCCCAGCAGGCAGCCAAAAATGGAGAAACGCCATGAGCAAACATCTGATGATTTACGACCCGGCGACCGGAGCAGAAAAGCCTTACCCGTCGCACGCAGACCAGTACCGCATCTATCACGGAAGCGTAGCGTGGCTGTTCAATCCGTGGACGGGTTTGCGACGCGATGCGCGTGATGTTGGTACGGATTGCTTCGGCTACGCGATAGTCGCCTATGACGACCTCGCCGCCTCCCAGCAGGCAGCGAAGGGGGAAGGAACGTGAGACTCCGAATAACCGTTAACGCTGATGGAAACCACTTTTCAGGTGGCGCGTCGATTGTCGTGGCAGAACCACTTGTGGAAGCGTTCAAGCCTATGAAAACAGCAGACGACCCGCTTGTCGCTGCCATTTACGGTGGGTGGCTGCCCGGATCACCTTCAGAGAAACGGGTTGTGCGCTTGCGTGAGGAAGCGGCTAAAGAGATTGCGGCAGCGTTGACAGAGCACCTGATTAACGAAATGTCGAAGCATGATACCTACAACGGATACCCGAGAGCCGCGCAGTCAGCCGGAAAGGGGGTGGAGTGATGCCCTGCTACAGGATTCACCTCAAAGACGGCGGCCATGCGTTCCTGTGCGGCGACCTTGGCCCGCACTGCGGTGATGCCAACTGCGGCGACGTAAGCGAAAACCTGTGCGATTTTCCGGTGAGTGGCGGAAAGACGTGCGACATGCCGCTGTGTCACGCGCATTCATTTGAGGTTGCGCCGAACATGCACTACTGCCCCGGACACACGCTCATGTGGCGAGAGTTCCGCGAGGCAGGAGGCGTCAAACGCGAACTGGAAAACGTAGTCCCGTACAAGCAGAAAGCCGAGTCCGGCAAGGGGGAGAAATGACCGACATGATATGGGTTGCAGAAGACCCGAACTTGCCGGGCACAGCGTTTGCAGCCCTTGTTCCTGACGACTCGCGCAGGGTGTCGGATGCGAAGACTTTTGACTCATGGGAAAAGCGTGGCGGCATTGTCCGGCTAGTTGACCGTGAAACATCAGCAAAAATGTTGAGCGCATGGATTCGTCCAGAAAACAGAACGCCAGACCTATTCGCACAGGAGGTACCATGACCGACCAAGACGCGATGCTGAAACTGGCGCGGGCTTACGACCCGTCCGCATTCATGGATGGCGCAGGCCGGATATGGGTCGACAACAAGTGCGAGATGGCCAACATCTTCGACCCCGCCAACAACTCCGAGCAGGCTATGGAGGTGCTGTGCTGGCTGCTTAAGCGCAACGATGTTTGCGTGTTCGCCGGGAGTACCTAGCGGGCCACACTTTCATCCGGTGTTTTAATGCTCCAAGCCGCCACAAGCGGCCCTCAACGCCCCACTTCCTCCCGGTCGATGGGGCGTCTTTTTGTGTATAGGAAATGGCGTTTTTCTATACACGTCAGTCCGCAGCAGGGTCTATCCCGTGGATCCTCTCGGCCTCCCACGACTCACGAAGGTCACGCGCCGTGTACTCAAGACCCAGGATCACGTCAGCCTCGACCAGCGTGTAGCCTTCCTCAATGATCTCTATGCCGTGTTCGTTGTCGTCCTCGAGCACGGCAACCCCGAACAGGCCAACCATACGACCAGCTCGTACCTCTGCCAGCATGTGCAGCAGTTTATCGACAAGCATTTCCCGCAGCGGGTCGGCCAGTTTCTCCGTCTGGCTGGCTATGCCAATCCTGCCGAGTTTCTTGTCACTTGGCTTGTCCATCGGCCAGCATCCTCTCGATGTACCAGCGGGCTTTGGCAAGGTCTTGCTTGCCGCCTTTCTGCTTCCAGCGCCACAGGTACTTGATGGCGTTGCCGGTGCAGTAGGCTTCCGTTCCGGTCAAGTTGGCGGTGGCCGATTCGATGGCGTCGATGCACTCGATTGCGCCTGATGTGTAGTGCGACGGGTGGTTTACTTGGTCGTTCACTTGAGCATCTCCGGTCGGATTGTCACGCGGGAAACTTCGCCAAAACGGGCATGACAGGTGATGACCTTGGCCGAACGGTGCGACATAAACCCGTGCCGGCTGGCGTAGGCGTCCTTTGCCGATAGTGTTTCGTGCTGTTCGATGTGCATCAGGTTGGACTCCCTAACCTTATCGTGGTGCAGGTGCCCCGTGTGGCAGTAGTGGTACTTGGTCTGACCGTAGTCTTCGCGGAACTTGGCGACCATTACGCTGTCCACGTTGCTGACGTTTCGCTTGTGCCCGTGGTGATACATCATCAGCACGTCACCGAACCGCACCGCGTAGTAACTGTCGGGGGAGTTATCGACCGTCACCCGCGATTCGTCCGAGTAGAACTCGGCCAGCATTTCGCGCATCCAGACGCCTGACGCGGGATCGTGGTTAGCGTCGGCCATGATGACGTTCAGCGAGTCATGGCGGGTCAGCAAGAGGGCAATGATTCGACGGATCAGTCGGATGGCAGCGCGGACTACCTTGGGGAACCTGGTGTCGGCATCAAGGATGTGCTTGCTTGCCGGCGTGACTGCATCCAGACCATCCCAATGGATAAAGTCACCGAGCTGCGCAAACGTCGCGCTGGCTGCCCGTGGAGCGGCCACGATTGCGGCCTCAAACCATTTGTACAGAAGTTCCTCGGCCTTGGCCAAGTCCCAATCCTCTCCGCACTCCTCACCCCATGCCAACATGCCGAGGTGGTAGTCGGTGATGATGTAGGCGTTATGCAGGTCGGCGTTGCCGTGTTTGTCGGGTTTTTGCACCTTGGCGGCGCGGGGTATTTCGTCTTTCAGCCCATCGACAACGGCGCGGATTTGCTCGCCTATCGACTCAGCAACGCGGTCAGTCTTGACCCATTGGCCGGACTGTACGCCGTCGCGGTTGTAGTAGGTGCTGGTTCCCTTCAGGTAATGTGTAGGCGGGGTTGGATGGGTCATGCCGTGCGCGGGACTGTATCCCCTTTGCGCCGCTTGCAGCCTGATTCTGGCAAGCGTCTTTTCAAGTGTGCGGATGTTGACGCCGAGGGCTTGCGCGCACCTGATGTTGGAGCCGACCCTCACCCATTCATTGACTACCTGCCGCTGCCGATCAGATATACAGAACTCAAGATACGACGCATCCATAACCGACCCCTTTTTATTGGACTGTCAGTGCAAGTACCTACAAACGGCAGGAAAGTCAACGGACGCCGGACGAACGTATCAGAACCGCACCAGCGCCCGATACCTGACCTCGCCGTCGCCAATCGACACGCCAACACGGGCGCGGCCAAGGTCGCGGTCTATCGCAAGCGCGTGACCGTCTATGCCGATTGCCCACTTGAAGCGTATCGGCTGGATGAGCGGGGAAATTGGATAGTCGGCGGCGTCAACTACCGAGCCATTCTCGGCAATTACCGAGGCGCGGATGCCGTCCTTGTACTGGTCGAGGTCAATCCGCAGGTTGACAGGCAGGCAGTCTTGTGTGTTTTTTGTTCCTTGTTCCGGAACCGGGAACGCAGGTGTCAAGGGTTCCTTGACTACTGGCTGAACCGTCACCTCTACGGTTCGGATCGTCTTGCCGCCTTTCGGCTTCGACGGTGCGGGCAACTTGGGCTTGGTATCGACGACGCGGGCCGCCGTCACGCTGCCGTCCTGCCACGTCACAGACGGCGCGGGCGTTTCGATGATCACCCGATCAGTCGTGCCCCATATGGCATACCCCAGCGCCAGCCCCAGCAGCCCGCAGGCAATCGCCAGATATGCGTCACGGTTCATCGTCAGGACTCAAGCGGCCAACAAGCCACATGCCGGCCAGAACGAACAGGCCGACAATGAACAGGATCAGCATGGCGAACGCTGTGACGTAGAACCACACGTTGTTCAGAAAACTGAAGCGGCGCATGAGACACCGCCCGTTCCGACACCGCAGAAAAACACGAAGCCGGTATAGAGCAGGAACAGCAGCAGGGCCGCCCAGCGGTCAGAGGGTTTCATGTTCATGGGATGCCTGCTTGATGACGCGAGCCGCAAGAATGACCGGCAGCGCAACGGCGTACCAGTTCGGCGGCAATGCCTCTTTCAGCGCTGGGAAGAACGGCTCAAGGCCAGCCAGCGCGGTCGCTGCGGAAAGGAGCCACACGCTCCACGCCTTGCCAATGTTGTCTGCGAGTTTCATGGCCTTTTCCCCGCTTGCAGGTCTTTTAGAGTGAGTCCGCCCGTCCATTGGAAGTGCGGCATTTCCTTAAAGGTTTTCCAGTTGCCAGCCCATTCTAAACCGACTGCCACGCCAAGCCTACCGATGGTGGCCCACAGTGCAGAATCGTTCCAGACAGCCTTACCGTTCACTACCGGAACAACGTCGAAGGCCAGCCGGTAGTTGTGCCACGACTGGCCAGCCCGGGCCTTGGTAACGATCTTCCCGGGTGCCGTCCGCCCCTGCGCGTAGATTGCGTCCTGTGACGCGAAGTCACGATAGGTGGATGTGACGATCAGGTCTATGCCGGCATCGCGGCAGGCGTCCTGTAGTGCCAAGCATTTGGCGGCAACGCGAGGGTCTAGGTCGTTGATGGCGCGGGAGTTGATCACGGCGACCCCTTCCAGTGCATCGCAGCGACAATCACGCCGGCAGCCGCAGCAATCGCACCGATGACCATTGCAGCGCCCCTGCCGAGTTTCGCCATGCCGCCGCGCTCGTTCTCGGCAGCGGTCAGGGCCGTGATACTGGCGATGATTTCCTTGTGCTGTTCCTCGGCCTTGTTAGCCCGCGCACGCACTAGGCTGGTCAGGTTCTTAACGTCTGCGGACAACTGCGCATGGTCTACGCGCATACCGTTGATCAGGTCGCCGTGCTTCTCAAGGCGCTCCCAGATTGCTTCCTGTTCCGCTGCACTCATCGTCAGGCTCCCTCGATGGAGGCAGACGCCTCGCCGTCGATGGAATGGCAGCGCCACAGCAGCAGGGCCGGAGCGTTTACCGTGCCGTTGACGACATCGGGAGCCGTGCGGTCTTTCAGGATTTCCCAGCGACCAGCGACGAATTGCTCAAGCGTGAACGAGCCAACAAACTCGCCAGCAAGTTCAGCCTGATACTGGCCGGCGGGAATGTTGAACGGGACTCCTGGCCCCGACCGCTGGAAAAATACTGTCTGCTTCATGCTGGCAACCCTGCTGTGCAACCTGACGGGACGGAGTAGACGAAGGCCGACTGGCCGGCGTTCAGAGTGACCGACGCGCCGACCATGGACGCCATCAGGAACAATTCGTCGCCGTTGAGGGCCGAGATGTCGAACGTCCACACGACGCTGTTCTGGAAGCGCACGATCAGCTCATCGGTGCTGCGGCGAATCTCAAGGCCGCAGGTCTGACCGGCGGCCAGCGTCACCATGAAGTCGGTCAGGTAGATGTACGAAGCGAAACCGTGCGTCATTGCGCCAGCGGAGTCACCCGACTGCCCGATGTAGGTCGCCAGAGATGCCGCAGACGTGCCAATGCCGAACTCCCCGTAAGTGCTGGAGTTATCGGCATTCGATGTCATTTCGACGTAGTAATCGCCGGTTACACACCCGACGTTGCTGCGCAGACCAACCCAGCCGGACGCGGTAGTCGCCGTCAGATTGTCGCTGGATACCGTGATCGTGGCTTCTGCGTCGTAGCGGTTCCACTGCGCATAACCCTGCGGACACGGATCGCCGTTGAAGTCGGTCGCACCAGTGGTATAGCCGAGTTGCATGTCGGCACCGACCGGGACAAGGGTAATGCTCGCGGTCTGGCCGGCAGCCGGGTTGCCTGCGTCAGTGGCGAACAGGTAGAACGTGAACGCAACGCCAGGGGTGAAGGTCGTGGAACACAGCGCCGACCCGTCAGACGAACGCATCGTGATCGTGCCGTCGTTGCCGTTCAGCTCGATGCCGACGCGGTAACCAGATGTAGCACCAGAACGTGCGCGAGTCCCGCCCGTGCCCGATACGATCCACTGCGGAGAACCGTTGTTGGCTACAGAATTGACTACCGCAACGCCTGATGGTGTCCCGCCAGATGATACGGCGGCAGCGAGGCCGAAGTTTGCGAACTGCGCAGATGACGCGGAATTGATCACAGCCTCACAAGCGAGGATCGTGCCGGTATCGACAACGATGGCCTGCGATGCGAGCCAGTTGGCGGTGGTCGGCAGGCCAATCACCGCATCACCAGTCGCCGCACCCGTGTACGTGTAGTCGGCGTTGTTGTACGCGGTCGCGTCAGTCTCAAGCCATCCGAAGCCGAGCGATGCGGCGAGTGTGCCGTCGTCGTTCAGGGGGTATCCAGCAGCAACAGGCGCTCCGCCGGCCTGCGACGAAAGACCGCCAGCGTTGGAAATGCCCGTGAGCGTGCCGGTGATGCCGTTTGGACTGCTGATACCGGAAAGTGGTGAAATGGTCACGGCGCGTATTCCCGCACGATCATGCTTGACGTGACTTTACCAGACCCGAACACGTTCGCGTAGGTCAGGTCGCGGTTCAGGAACCAGTCCCGCCCGCTGAAGTACGTCCCGACGCGGAACTTGTATGTTCTGGCCGTCGTGCTGCCTGCCACAACGTAGTAACGGAGCGGGACAGGCTGGCAGCCGATGGACGATGTGAACGCACCGCAGGCGTCAAGCGCGTCAGCGGTCGAGTCAACGAACAGCGCCCCGACGACAATCTCGCCAGACTGCGAAGCGCAGAAGGCTACGGCGTCAATCTCAAGCACCGAGTCGGCAGCGGTCGGGGTGATCGTAACCGTCACGACTTCCGTGCCTTCCGTGTTCTGCGGGATCGTCCCATCGATGGGGATGTAGGTGCTGTACTGTGCCGCCGTGGTGCTGACGGACTTGACCACTTGGCGCACCTTTTGCGCAGCCGTAATCGCCGCCGTCACTTCCGCATCAGTCGCAAGGGTAGACGGGTCGATGGCGCGATACTGCTCGCCACGATAGACCGGCGGACGGAACGGCAGCAGAACCCCGCTAATGTTGCACTGTACGTCCGACCAGTAGAAGTTCTTGGTCGTGATTGACTGGTTCGGGGCGCACGATACGATCACTTCCAGACCGTTGGTTACGTCACCGAAAGCCGAGGTCAGGGAAATGGTGGTGTCGGTGCCGGTCGGGACAACGGTAGTGCTGGTCAATCCCGTAGCCGTCACAGCCGCAAAGTTGTCCTTGGCGTTGGCAACGTAGGTGGCAATCGTGTAGTTGATCGACGCGCCGACGTTGTGATTGACCACAAGCGAAAGGGTCAGCGTCTTGCCGGTCAGACTGATAGCGTCAGCCGAGGCAATACGGTAGCGCAACGCAGGAACGCCGGCAGACGTACAGGTCACCCCAAGGTATGCAAGGGAATAGCCCGACTCGCCAACTTGCGTAGTGGACTGCTTGGCTGTGCCTGCGGAGTAGTTCGTCAGGATGGCCGAAGCGTAGCCGGTGACCGTGTTCTGGTACGAAGTCGAAAGGGTGACGGGAGTATTGGCCGTGTCGAGGTTATCCACCGACATACCGCCGTTCGCCGCGTAGTTCTCGCTGAACAGGTCAGACGATACACTGGCAATCAGGGCTTCCAGTTCGGCAATCAGGCCGTCAATCTCCGCCGTATCAGCAACGGTTACGTTCGACTTATCCCAAATGGTCGCGTTGTTGCTGTCAGCCAGACGAACACGGTAGACCGACGTGCCGATAAACACGTTCTGCGTCATCCGGCCCTCGCCGTCAAGCGGCTGGTAGTTGCTCGCCGGAATGGTCAGGGCGGCATCGGTGAAGATGTCTGCAAGGTCACTTGTACCGTTGACGTAGAAGTACAGACGGCCACCGCTGACCGGCTGAAGGTAGCCGCTGACGACTTGGCTGAACTGCGGGAACGGGTTAACGAAGCGAGACATTATTCACCTTGTCCTTCGACAGAGGAAACGTACGCTTTCACGTCGTCCTGTACCGATTGTGGCTGATCTTTCATTACGTCAAGCAAGCCCTGCAACGACCCCTGCGTGTATGCGCCCTGCGGCGTCTTGATCTCGTTTGCCAGCCAGCGCACAAATGCCTGGTTCGTCATCAGTCGAGCGCCGGCATTGGCGATCAGCGGTTGCGTGGCAATCAGGGCAGCAAGCCCGTACTGACCACTTCCGGCGGCACCAGCAACGGCAGACCCGACCATGTACGGCGCGACGTTCTGCGCGGTTCCCGACGGGTTGCCCATTGCCTTATTCGATGCACGAATGTCGTCGGCGGTTTTGGCGATAGCATCCAAGTCGCTGCGCATTTGACCGCGACCAAACAATGCTGTTTTTGCCTCGGGGCTGATCTTGCTTGCCCAGTTTGTGAGGAAAGTCTCGCTGCTGAACTGGTCTCCGGCTGCGTTCTGGTTTGATCCGGTCGCCTTTCCGAGTTGCCGCAGGAACATCCCGCGTACGGCATCGGCCTCTTCCGGCTTCAACGACTTCAGCACGGTGCGAATCTTGGACGCACCGAGTTTCATGTCGGCCATGTTTGTGGCTGAACGGTAGACAATCTCCGGAAGTTTCTTGTCAATGACCGACTGCAATACGTCGTCAATCCGTGTGTGGCCTGCTTTCGTCAGGGCATTGGCGCGGTTGAACGCCTGCAACGCTTTCGGGTCGCCAGTGGCGACGGCTGCGGCTTTCATATCCTGCGACAGCGCGGCATAGATACGCTTCAATTCAGCACGCGGAGCGCCAGAAATAGCCTCATCTTGACCAAGCATAGCACCGACACGCGAACGGATAGAGGCAAGCGCCTCGTATGGAATCCCTGCGGTGCCCGGCGCGCCAGATACGCTCGGCTGCGCATTGCTGCGAATGTCGGCCACGATGTCGTCACGCAGACTGCGTACCTTCTGGTTAACCAGCCCGCCAGTTGTGGCTTTCGCGCCCGGTATCGGAGCGGCCAGAAAGTCGAGCGTGTCTAGCGTCTGCTGCGGGACAACGCGCATTTGTGGCGGGATCAATGAATCCAGCTTGTCGTACGCAATCTTCTGCGCCTGCTGGAAACGGTCTACAAATCCACCCTCTCCGGTCAAGCCCTTGACGATGATGTCGCCGGCCTTTTCCGCAGACGTGACATTGCCGAGACGGTCAGCCAGTACGTCAACTTTAGCCGCAAGGTCGTCCTGCTGGCCTTCTCGGAACTCGGACATTTTGCCGACACCGCCGGGAGCCTTTCCAATTACGCTTTCGACACCCTGCGTGCCGCGCTTCTGCGTCACCTGACCAACGGTTGGGGATACGCCGGCCTGCGCAAACTGTTTCTGACGGGCAGCAACGGCGGCAGCGTCGCCGGCAATAGCATTGCGAGTACCGACAACGGCAGCACCAGGAGCCATTGCGCCAGCCATGCCAGCCGCAACCTGACCCACGGGGCCGGCACCCATCTCACGCGCACCTTCAGCAGCGGCAGCGCCAGTCATACCGGAGACGCCCTGCAATACGCGGTTGTAGCCAAGCGTCTGCGCTAGGTTCTTCAGTGCCGGCGTCGTCGCATAGTTGGCCGCAGACCGAGCAAAACCAGCGCCAGTCAGCGCCCCGAGTCCGCCCTCCACAATCGCGCTACCCGTAGGCGGCGGCCCGCCCCGCGTGGTAACGCCGTACAGGTTCGTCAGCGCCATGTTCTCCGGCGCAACGCTGATACTCTCCGGCGTGATGTTTTCGTAGCCGAGCATGTTGGCGAGCTTGGCCTGCGCGGGAGCGGTCAGGTTCCATGCTTCCTGACCGGCTTGCGCAACCATTGCCGGCAGACCCATGACGCCACGCGCCATAACGCCACCGGCACGGCCAATATCCGTGGCGGTCTGCGATGTGGCGGCGGACTCAAGGACACGTTTGGCGCGCTCGGTCAGCGGTTCGTCTGGCGCGTTGACGGGTGCGGCGGGTTTGGCGGCCTTGGCCGGTGCGCCAGCCTCAACGGATTCAATGTACGCAATCAGCCTGTTGACCGACTCGGCATCACCCGCAGCATCAGCGGCGCGGAGTGCGTCATACACTTCCTGCATGTCCGCCATCATTTGCTCCGGTGTTTGTTCAGAATGGCTTGGATGTCGGCGGGGTGGCCCGAATCTTTCGGAGCGCCCTTGCCAACGGTAGCCTTCAACTGGCCGTAAGCCCCGCCTGCTGACTGTTTCATGCCTTCCTGCGCAATTCGGCGGGACTCGGCTTTCTGCTTGATAACGTCTTCGGAATCACCCGGACTCGGGAAATACTTTTTGATCTCCTGCTCCATTTCCTCAACGCCAATGACAGCGCCAGACTCACGGCGAAGGTTTGCCGTGATCCAGTTTTCCTGCGCCTGCCGATACAGTTTGTACTGGTCGGACGCAAGACGGCGGGTCAGGTCATACTTGTGGGCGATGATGTCCTTTTCGTTTGGTACAAACCCCTCGTTATTCGACAGCGCTTTATCAGCCTGATCCATGCGGGCGGCAAATCCGGCAGCCTTCTGCTGGTCAATCGAATACTGCGTCCCGGCAGCGGCTTCGCGTTCCTTGAGACGGTTTTCTGCGTCAATGCGCTCCTGCTCTGCGCGGGACATCCCAGGTCGCGGGCCTGATACGCTGGTCGTCGGTACTACAGGAGCCGGCTGCGGAATGGCCGTGCCGTTGATGACCGAGCCGGGCGCGGTGATTTCTCCGGCGGCCACGGCGGGCGCAGCAGTTGCGGCGGCTGGGGCGGGAGCGGGAGTGCCTTCCGTCGCCACAGTCGTCTGCCGTGCGTTGAAAGCATCATAAACCTGCTTGCTTGGCTGGTTAAGACCAAGGCCAACAGACAACGCCTTTTTTGCCACCTCATACGGTGCGGGGATGTACTCGGAAATGGCTTGGCCAGTGACAGGGTTGAACCCGACGCGCTGCGGTGTCATGTAGCGGTTCAGGTACATCGTCTGCCATTCCGTAGACGATGGATCGCCCTGCGCCAGTTGCTTGTCCCTGCGCTCGCCCTCGGTGCCGTTACCGCCGGCAGATTCAGCCAGACGGCTTTCCTTGGCCCCCGACATCAGTTCGTCAATCGAATTGATACCAACTTGCGCCTCACGCAGCGCGGCCTCACTGTAATTCGGCTGGATATTGGAAATATCCGCCCCCGACTGATGCGCCTGCGCAATCATCTGGTTCCACATCAGCGCCCGCGTAGGCTCGTCCTGCGTCTGCGAAATGGAGTAGACCCACTTCTTGAGCATGTCAACGCGCTGCTTTGCCTTCGCCTGCTCGGTTGCCGGCATTTTCTCAAGCGCAGACCGGATGGCGTCGAGTTTGTCCGGCGCGATACCGCCAAGCGTCTGGCCGGCTTGCTGGTTGCCGCCTGCGTACAGTTGACCGAGGCGGCTGGCAAAGTCGTTCTGCGCCTCGCGTCGGGCTTGGAGTCCGCCGCCGAAGATGTCTGGGCCAGGAGTGTAAAATGGGCTTGGCATCAGAAGTTGAAACTCTGGATGGTGGGCGACAGGCCGGTGAATCCTTGCTGCGCACCGGTGAACGGCGTGGATGATGCACCCATACCGCCACCTTGCAGCAGTTTCATCAGTTCACTGGTGCGGTTCTGGTACTGCATGTAATTGCTGCCCTGCCCGATAGCGTCTTGCGCCGTCTGGCCGAGAGCGCCGTACAGGTTGCCACGGGCCTGACCTTGAGCGCCAAGGCCTGCAATGTTGGCATTGGTCAGCGTGGCGATGTTGCCGGCCTGATTGTTCGCGCCCTGCGGCCCCATGTTGCCGAAGGATGCCATTTGATTGCGCCAGTCACCGAACGTGCGGCCCGCGATTTCTGCGCTACCGAGTGCGGTCGATGGGGAATAGCGAGTCCCCTGCGCAGCGGCCTGACGTTGCATGGCTTGGTCAAGGGCTTGCTTCTGGATGGTGTATTCAGGGGAAGCATAGAACTGGTCAAGCGCGGCCTGACGTTGTTCTGGCGTTGCAGCGGTCGCACCATTCTGCTCGCTACCGCCGGGGCCAGTGGCCAAGCCTGCGTTGATGCCGTACAGGTTCAGCAGCGGGTTCAGCGCAGCGTTGCCGGCGTACATATACGGCTGGTTCAGCGCGCTGGTCTGGTCGAATTGCGACTGCGCCTGCTGCATTTGCCGGCGCGCGGTTGATGCTGCCGAATTGGACTGCGCAATGGCCGAGCCAGCGCCGACCGCCGTAGACACGCCGATTGCTGTGGCGACAAAACTCATTGCTTGAACTCCAAAACAGTGGCCGGTCGGCCTTCAATGCCGATGGCCGCGTAGTCCGGCGCGATCAGGCGGGACTCTATTTCCAGCACGTCCGTGCAGTCGTCCTCATTCGTGTGAATCGTCGTCCATACGAGGTCGGTTTCTGCGATCAGGGTGCGCTTGGTGCCCGGCTGCGATACGAAGGTGTACGGAGCCTGCACGCGGATGCGGTCAAACTCGGTCACGACAATGGCGGAACCGTGGGAAATGACGTTGATATGCGCGTGCTTGTGGATCTTCCCGACGACCAGCGAGCCGGCAGGAATGGCGATTTCCCGAGCGTACAGCCCCGGCGCATAGTGATGAATCAGCGGGCACTCAACCTGCGGCATATCCGCGCACGCAGCCTGAAGCCGCAAGATATGCTCGCGGGTATCTAGTGCGTCGGGGATTTGCGGGGGGCAATCAGGAACGCCACCAGCAGGGAATTGAAGCGCAGCGGACATGCGGAACCCTCAACTATGGGGACTCGCCGTCTGCGCTGGACTGGCTGGCTCCCCGCGAATATAACAATCCTCGACGCGCAAAGCAATAATGCTTATTCCCAATAGCCGTTAAACTGCACGACGTAGGTCAATTCTTGCGACGCTGTTGCCGTACCTACGCGGAAGCGGACAGTGGTGGCGATGTACTCGCCCGGCCTGACCACGACCGGCGTATCGAACGTGCGGACAATCTCTTTGTCGTAGGTTCCGCCTACTACCGTGCCAATTGCCGCCGAACACATGCCAAGCGGTATGCGGCGCGGCGAGTGGGTCGTAGCGGTGACGAATGAACCCGTCTCAAGCGTGGCCAGCGATGCCGCCGTGTGGCCCCATGCCAAGCCCCATACCAGCGACGTTGCCGTGGTTGCCACCGCCGCGCCTGTGTTCATGCAGGCAATAGAGACGCCCGTGATGTACAGGTTGCGGCCAGTGATGTTGATGGTGGAGGCAGGGTTAAGGAATGACGACGCGATCATGTCGCCAGCAGCCGCAACGTTGGTTGCCTGCGCGGTCATTACGCCATAACCACCGATGCCGGTGACGTTTGCGGCTGTGTTTGAGCCTGCCGCCGTGGCAGCGATAGCGGCCTGACTGAAGCCGCCAGCCGTGCTGCCCATTGTGCCGCCGTTTTGCCCGACACCGCAAAACATACCCATGCCGGACTGTGTGTGGTTCCACTTCTTGTTTGTTGCGATGTCCATCAGCGACACGCCAACACGCGAGACGCGCATTGTGTTCGTGTTTGCCACGTTGCCGGTGTTGTACTTCATCATGAAGATTGGCGCAGACGCGGACAGCCACGGAATACCGTTCGCCGTCGGGATTTCCTGCTCGCCCAGCAGAACGTCATCCACCCAATACTCAATCTCGCGCTCGCCCACAACGATAAGATATTTGCCCATATCGCCAAGCGCGATGTCGCTTACACCCATCAGGATGCCGGTTTCAACCTCAGTGCCGTTGAAGGCAATGACGCCTGTCAGCCCTGCGCTGGTCAGCTTGAACCATACGCCATCGGTCGGGCGCGTTACAGCAGCAGTAGGAAGGCCAAGTCCGGCGAGCCAGATTTCACCAGATACCAGCGCAGACGTGAACTGACCGCCGACAAACTCGACCGCCAGTGGCGCGGTGTTTACCAACGGAAAATACTGGAACGTCCGCATGAATGCGCCATGTGCAGCGGTCGTACCCTGAACGGCTGAAAAATTGACCGTGCCTGCACCTGGTTGTGCCGCTGTCAGGGTGGCGAACGTGTACGCCCACAGGTTTGTGTTCTGCGCCGTCGCGTTGAACGCATCATTGAACAGGACGGTATCAATGCCGGCTCGCAGGCGGTAGTCCGGCGACGTTTCTGGCGACTTCAGGTAGGCAGCGCCAGTAGTGGCGCCGGCATCGTTCTCGCTGAACACACGCACGCCGCCGACTTGGCCGGGGTTGGTTTCTGCGTTGGTCTCAAGTTCGACCTTCAGGCGGTTGGTGCTGGTTACCTCGACGCCGTTTCCGGTGACGTAACCGACGATCTTCTGAACCCAGCTCATGCGCCCACCCTGTATTTGATAACAAACTCACCAGTGACAAAGCCGAACATTGTTCCAACATCAAGCGAGAACTGCCCGGCAGACGGTGTTGCGGAGAACAAAAACAGCAGCGCAGCCTGACCGTGGCTGTTGGCGTCGTTCGTTGCAGTGGTGCTCGCTGCACTGACCGCAAACTCTACCACGCTGGCCGATGTGCAGGCCGCTTCCGTAATGATAAAGGACGCGTCAGACACTGGCGTTGAGCCAAAATCTACCGTTGTGGATTTCCACGACACCAGTTCTGCGGCAGTGCCAGCAGGGTCTGCGCCAACTTGGCCGGCGGTTATTCCGGTCAGGTCTGAGCCGTCGCCGTTTGGCGCTAGGTAATCGGTGCCAGCACTAGCCGCGCTTACGCCTGTTCCGTCACCTTTCAGCAGGCCGGTGACAGTCGTTTTAACGGTGATGGTTGGCGTGCTTGATGGGCTGGCGACAGTGCCAGCAAAACCGTTTGCCGTCGCAACGCCTACGCTAGTGACTGTCCCGCTGCCACCGCCGCCGCTGTTGGGGTTGTAACTCATACGATGCCCCAATTCCCGTTATTGGCCGGGCTCGGGTACAGCGTATAACTCTGCCATTGCGTAGACCATGACAAAGACGCAGCGCCGTCAATGGTGCCGATGTTTGGCGTGACGGTGACAGCGTTGGCGGTGGCGTCTATCTTCTTGACGGTGACGCTAGGAAACCCCGCAAATATCGCGGCGTTCAATGTCACAGTGACAGGCCCAGCAGTCGCGTCAACCTCATAGAATCCGCCGTTCTTGATGGTCAGGTCGCTAGTCACCATGCCGCTGCTTGCACTGACGGCAGCATTCAGCCGCACGAAGAACTTGTACCAGTCCAGCGACATAACGCGGTCGCTGATCGGTACGTTGTGCTTGGGAAGGCCAAGATTCACGGCGCGCCGACCTCAAAGGAAATGGACGCATCGACAATGTTCCGGCGGTAGGCATCCGCCGACCAGAACCGCATCGTGAAGTTCTCGCCGTAGCCAAGCCCGCACCAGAACGTGCGCCAGCGGTATTCACCAGCCGCGCCGTAGTTCGCTTCAATCGGGTCGCAGAACGTGCGCCCGCCGTCGGTGGAATACTCTAGGTTGACGACAGGGTTCACGTCAGACGCGCCCGTGCCGGATTCCATGACGATCTCGAAGCGGTCGAGGAATATCCCGTTGTTCCCCTGCGTCAGTGGGGCGCAGGTACGCTCCCAGCGCAGGTAGTCGCCGTACTCGGTGAAGGCGTCATAGTCCTGCTCACCAATCAGCGATGACAGGTAATCCCCGAACAGCCACTTGCCGTAAGCCTTGCAAGGCCAGACTGCGCGCCAGCGGTCAATCCCGTAGGACTGCCGACGGTGCCACAGTTGCGTCGTGATGTCGTAGACCCAAGTCTTGCCAGACGGGAAGGTCAGTGCGTAGAAGTAATGGCCCTGATCCTGGAACGTGAACCCGATGGCGTCTTCAGGATTGGCCGTGATCGAAATGTCGTAGTTCACGGCGTTATTGCTGATCGGTGTCGGGGTGTACTGTGACGCGGCATAGACCACAAGGTCATCGCCAAGCCAGTACAGGGCGGTCAGGTCAGTTGCTACCGAGTATTTCGCAATGCAGCCACGGTCAATCGCAGCGCCTTGGTTTGGGCTGAACGGGTTGGCCGTCGGATTGGCAGCGTTGTACCAGACTTCGCGGCTACTCTCGCCGAGGATGTGGATTTCCCCGTTGAAGCGGGCGATGGCCTGAATACCATCGGGCGAAGACTCGGCAACGCCTCGGTTGATGGCATCCCATGACATCGCGTCATCCAGCGCGGAGACTCCCCAAGTACCAGAACCTACTTGCGCGACAATGAAGTAGCCGGCGATGTACGCACAGGTGTAAGACGGCAGAAAGTCGGGGTCTGTGATCGTTTGCAGGCCGAGGCCAGTCGTGTAAACGTACCCCTGCGAGCCGTTCACGATCAGCATTTGTGTGCCGTTGTCGGCCATACTCACGGGGCCGGTGCCGCCGATTGAGCCTAATGCACCAGCAGTGCCGTTGGATAGTACCTGATACAGCGTCGAGCCGTTGACGAAGTAAGCAATACCCGCCATGACGTGCGAGCCACGGCATATTGCGGTGCCGGTGTCGGCAAACTGCGTCAGACCGGGCACGCCGTACAGCACCCCTTTGCCACGCGACTCGGGGTCAATCTCGGGGTACAGGTTTACCGTCGTCTGCGCATCAGCAGCAGCCGAACGGGTACGATTCGCCCCGCCAAGGAACGGGAAAGGAACATTCTGGTTACCCAAAAGGATACCCCGTCCGGTAGTCTGGCTGGATGCGGATGCTGTACTGGTCGTTATCCCAGCCAAGTAGGTTTTCGCGCATGGAGTTGGCGCGACCTACAATGTCTGCCAGCCGATCCTGCGGGACGCCGAACAGGTTGCCCACCTCGGCAGCCAGACACATGACAAACGTCCGTGTCCATTCAGCCGGCGCGTCTGCGAAGTTGGTCGGCGTGTCGAAGTCCAGCAGGTTGCGGTCGTAGGTGAACAGGACAAGGTTGATTTCGTTCGCCGGCACAGGCCACAGGTAGAAGGATGACTTGTCACGAAGCGGCTGAAAGTACACCTGCGAAGTCAAGCCGGTGTTCGTCTTATTGGACAGGATGTTGTATTCCTGCCGGCTGAATAGGAAGATTGGCGTTTCGTTGTACTGCGTGCTGGTTCCGGTCGTCATGTTACGCACACGAATGTCGTCGTGAATCTTGACGATCTTGCCAAGCCGCGTCGTGAATGCGTAGACGTTGTTGCCCGATGCGGCGTCGTCGGTGAGCGCGTCGGCAATGGTGACCTGCGTAGGCGAGTCCACCGTCACGATGGTCGTCCACTGCATCGTCTGGTCATCCAGAAGAATGCCGATTTCGTCAGCAGCGGTCATATCAGTCGAGTCTGCCACCGTGATAACCGTCTGTCCGGCAGCCTCGGCAGCGCCAAGCGACGTAATCACAAGGTCGTCAATGTCGCACAGCCGATCCGTGTCGGTGTTGTACTGCGCCTGGTTCGTGGTCTGGAACAGCACGCCCGTGTGTTCAGTCCACACATGCAGTCCGTCTGCCTGCCATGCGCGCAGCATCAGGTTCAGTCGGGTGCTGCACAGCGCAATCTGGTTACCCGTGGCCGTTGTTTGATTAGCCCCGATGACGCGCAACTCGCGCAGCGCCTCGGTGATAATCTCGTTGCGGCCAAGGTTGAAGTCGGAGGTTGTTCCTACGGTCATGCTTTACCCCGGACTCACTGCATATTGTTCAGGTCGGCAAGCGTTACCGTGTCTATCACTACGTCACCGTCCGTATCAGGGCGGACGACAGGCGGTGCCACTTGGTCGCGGATTGCGTAAATGAAGTCTTGCGGGTTGCGCGGCTCCCAATAGTCCTTGTGAACCATCAGGCCGTTCCACATTCTGCGCATATCGGATGAGTAGCACGACCGCCCAGACAAGTCGCAGAGCATCAAATGCTCTCCGTCCTTGAACTTGGGCGGGCGATGCTTGCTCATGGCTTACGCCGGAACAATAACCGTAAACGTCACCGCCGATGCGCTGGATGCCGAGTTGACGATAGTCCGGCAAGCGACAGGCGGGAACGCATAGTTGCTGTTCTGGTTAGCCGTGAAGCCTACCATGTCGGTGTCGTCGTGGTTACGCCACACACCCGTATCAGCCAGCCATCCAGCCTCAAACACGTTATCGAACGTGTCCTGGACAGTCCCGTTGATTGTCCCTGTGACATCCACCGCAAGAGATGCTGCGAAGCTCGGCATCTTGTAGTTGACGACATAGGTAGGCGTCGAAGCACCGCCAAGGAAGCCGGCAGTTACCGTCGCGGCAGACGCAGTGGAGGCATAAATGCCAGTCACCTCACGGAAGTACGTCGAAACAGTCGCAGCACTCGCGCTGGCACCCGTCACACTGTCCATCACCGTCTTGCCGTCTACGTCCTTGCCGTACACCGTGAACGTCACGCCGGTATCAGCACCGACAGACGTGATGGCGACCTGAAACCCTTGGCCGGTGGTAGACCACTTGCCATTGGAAATCATCGCGCCGTTCAGCGTCAGATAGCCAGCCGCCGACACAGACTGCGCAGCCGCAAGGCCGTCACTGTCTACGCTCGGGGTGACTGTAAAACGTGCTGGTCGCATGGTTTATCCCTCCAGAACAGAAGGGGCGTTGCCGCCCCATGCGATTAGCGCGCTTTGGCGGCCAGAACGTAGTCCACGGTCAGCACGCGCGCCGAGGTGGTCGTGTTCTGAACACCAAGGCTCACGGTCAGCAGTTCGTCATCCGGCAGATTCGTCACAGCGGCGGTGCCGATTTGCACACCGTCAGCGAAGTACGAAATGCCATCAACACCGTTGTAGTAGAAGCCCAGCGTGATGAACGTGTCGTCAACCATCGTGGCAGCCGATACCGTAGTCGCGGTGCCGTTCTTCTCAACCAGCATCTGCACCGTAGTGGAGCCGCCAGCCTTGATGAAGAACACGCCGTCGCTCACCGCCAGCGGGCTGGTGTCGGTGATTTGCAGTCCGGCAACAAACGTGCTGGACGTTGCGTTGGAAACCTTCAGCCGGGTCTTGAACCAGATAGGCTTGCCAGCCGCGAACAGGAAAGACTCGCCTTTCTTGTCCAGGAACACGTTGTCGGAAGCACCGGCATCGGTGGTCAGCGTGATGGCACCACCGTCAACGTCAGCAATAGCGGCGGCAGATACCGTGCCAGCGGACGTAACAGTCCAATCGCCCGCGACGTAGGTGTCGAAGTCGTTGAAGTAAACATGATTCTTGGTCGGATCGGGGGCAGTAAACATGCCCAAGTCGGACGCTTTGGCGACGTTGGTAACGCCAGAAGGATAGCGAGTGGGAGTACCCATATCAAAACACCTCAATTCACGTTGCGTTGTCAGCAACGCGGGGTTTTACCCCCGCGTGTCCGAGGTTTTACCCGTTAAGCGCCTTGCGAGCCGAAGATACCGCGAACGTCAATCGGCGCGAACACATAACGCTCGTATCCCTTGAACTTGGCGTTCTCGGTGTCGAACTCGTTATCGTCCGTAAAGTCGATTGCCTGACGCTCCTGATAGGTCAGACCCTGATCAACGTCCGTCAGGATGAACCATGCGCCGTGAGCGCCGGTGTCCGTCAGGTAGTTGTTCAGTGCCCAGCCCTTCGGCAGCACACCCATGTTGACCACGGCGTTTACGTCGTTGTTGGCGGTGCTCGTCTGATAGTTGGACTTCAGAATGCGAGTCGCCTCGAACTGGTTACCGTTGGCAACGATCAACTTCTGCGGCTTCACGTTGATGCGGAGGCCGTTTTCGTCGATCAGGTTGGCGATGTCGATGGTCGCTTGCTCGATGGCCGCTTCCGACAGGTCGGCATCGGTTGCCAACTTGTTGGAGAAGGTCGCGCCGGACTTGGTAACGTGAGCAGTCGAGCACATTTCCACGCCGTCCCAGTAGACGTAGTTGGAGTCAAATGCACGGTTGTACACGTTTGCGCCAAGCACTTCCTTGGTCTGGCCGAACGACACGCCGAGCGCCTTGGCCATTGCCTTGGCGGACTGCATGTACTGGTTGTCGTCGCGGGCTTCCTTCGTGATGATGTAGCCGAGGCTGATCGCCACGTTGGTCAAACGCGGGATGTAGCCCTGCTGCATGGTCGAGTACACAACCGGCGAGCCTTCCGGCTTGATGGCTGCATAGCCGAGGCCCTGGAAGCCGGCATATTCCTCGTAGCCCTTGTCGGAAGTGGTCTTGTTGGGATACAAGTCCTTCCACTGGTCGTAACGCGAGTAGGAAAGCTGAAACAGGCCTTTGAGGCCTGGCCGCATGAGTTTGGCAAAACTGCCAGTAGTAATTACACCTGCCATGTCTGCTTACTCCTTAAACGCCAGCCGCGCCAAAGGCGCTGCCTGCATAGAGGTGGGCGTTGAACTTGCAAATCCACTTCGCGTTCGTTCCGATGACGTTGTTCGGCACCGGGAGCAAGCGAATGATCTGCGCCTGAAGGTCTGCGGTAGCGGCAGCCGTGCTGGAATCAATCTCCACGTTGGACAGGCCGGTCGTTGCCGACGGGGTGCCCATGATGAAGTTGATGCGCTGGCCGACGTTGGTAGCCGCAAGTGCGCCGCCAACCGAGTCTTCCTGAACAGCGAAGAACAGGTTCGGGTCGTCAGCGACCACCAAATAGGCGGACGAAGACGCGGCACGGTAGCTCGGCACATTCAGGTTTTGCGGGTCAACGGCAAAGCCAACAACAATCCCTACAGGGATGTTGGCGGCGCTGGCAGACGTGGAACCGGCAGTCAGGCGCTTGACGGTAGGAACACCGTCGGCGTCTGCGGAGCCAGCAAGGGTTACGGGGTCACCGACAGCGATGGCAGTGCCATCGGTCGCCGGGACGTAGTACACGTTGACTTGGCCGTCATACTCACCGCCGTTGCGGTTCGTCGGCTGCAAGCCATAGGGGGTATCCGGGTTAGCCATTTGAGGCCTCCAAACAGGTTAGTGGTGTCAACGTCCGATGCGGATTCCGACCTGCTGCCCGTTTTCGTCCCTCGGGGCGTATTGGCCCTTGAGGTCTTTGGACACCAGATTCATCATCGTCTCGGTCTTGTCGACAACGCGCTGTTTGTCGGCCTGATCCTCTGCGTGATAATCCTTATGGATTCGCATGAGGACGCCCTTTTCGCCCGAACTTGCGTTCGCAACGATCTGGACTTGTGTCGTCAGACTGGCAGCTTTGCCAGCCTCTTCCGTCACTAGACTCCCGTCAGCATTCACGATTTCATAGCCCCTGTCAAGCAGGCCCTGAATGCCGACACCATTTTGCCCCTCGTTCACTACACGGTAGATGTAGTTCTGATCCATGTTGCGGGTATCGGGGAGGATTTGACGCGCTGCCTCGCCTACACGCTTGCGCTGCTTTGCGCCTGGCTTCGCAGCCGTCAGCGGGCTGGCCATGCCAACCGGAGTCGGCTCACGCTTCGGGCGGCCCATCGGACGATTGGCTTCGGTCGCTTCTGGATTGCCGATGATTTCTTGTGTCATGTTCTTAACCCTCGATCATTTTCAGGTATTCGGTTGTGGACTTGCCAAACGCCTTGGCCGCTTCACGGATCACTTGGCGCTCTGCTACCGAGTATTTCGCCAGCGGGTCAGCGCCGGAGCGGGCCACCCTCGGGGCGGTATCGACTGCCGGAGCTGTGGCGCGTGGCGTCTTGGGCTTGAATGCGTCAGGCATCAGGCGCTTGACCTTGGCCTCGGCAAACTTCACCGAGTCAACGACCTTGGCCGATGGATTGGCCAGCATGAATGACCGCTGGTAGTCCATAAACGCCTCAACTTCTGGCGTTTTCGGCTGATTGTTGGCGTCAAACCCTTCGGTGAACCACTTGGCACCCTCTTGCCATGCGACCAGTTCCGGGTCTACGGCGGCGGGCTGGCGCTGCTGTGTCGCCTGAATGTCGGCCACGGCTTCCTGCTCACGCTGCAATGCTTCCTGATGCGCCTTCCGGTCACCCACGGCAAAGGCCTGTTCCTGATCCTGCCGCGCCTGCTCGATTGCCTCCTGCTTGCCGCGAAGGTAAGCGGCCTGCTTTTCTTCCTGCGCTATCCGGTGCGACTCGCGAGCCAGTTCCAGTTGCTTTTCCTGCATCTTCAGCAGGCTTTCAACCTTGTCGATCAGTTCCGGCTTGGGCGTCTTGAGCATGTCGCCGCGACGGTTGTATTCCGCAGCAGGTCGCCATGCGCGAGGGTCTTTGCCGGACTGCACCCATTCGTCGTATGACACATGGCCGTCAGCACGGGCGCGGGCCTCCTCGGCATCGTCTTCAACGACCGGGGCGGCCTCTTCCTCGAACTCTTCGACCAGCTCGGCAGCAGGTTCGGCTGGCTTCGGTTCAGGCTCAACTTCACCAGTGGCAATGTTGCGGGCCAGTGTGTCCAACTGCGACTCTAGCGCCATTTCGTCAAGTTCGTCAGCCATTGGTCACCTCATCGGCAAGCCCGTAAACGTCTGTGTCGTTGATGATCCGCTCACGATCCTCGGTGCCCGGAACAATCGCGCCGGCATACTTGGCGAACAGGACGACAGACCCGACCTTGATGCGATTGTCGGCATAGTCAGCGTAGGCGTCAGCGCCCATGTCCATGACCACACCAGCGTCACAGGCCATCTTTTCCTTGTTGGCGACACCGGGCGGCAATGCAATCCCGCCCTTGGTCATGTCGTCCATCTTCACCATGCGGACATGCACGCGGTTCAGTGTGGCGCGGAAGGTCTTGCCTTCCAAGTCGGCTTTGGTCAGGTCAGTCATGGACGGCCTCCAGCAACCAGGAATACATATCCTCGCGGTCGTAGGCGGTGGCGATACCATCGGCCTTGTTCACATGGCCAATCGTCCGCATCCCGACTTCCTCGGCAGTCAACGACCCGCCAACAACACCGCGCAAGGCTGCGTCATTGATCAAGTCAGACCGCTCAATTTCCAGCCGCTCTCGGTGCAAGCGCGTCACCGGGTTGTCCAGCCATTCCGCCACCGTCTCCGGTGTTATTGTTTGCTGCATTGATAGTCGCCTCTAACGATTTACCTAATTGCCCAACTGCTGCCAGTTGAGCCTGAAACGCAGCCACTGCCGCGCTATCTCCCTTTGCTTGCGCATCGGCTAGATTCTTCACAATCTGCGACTGCCCGACCTCACCCTTGGTGATGGCCTCATATGCACGGATTGCATTTTCCTTGTCCTTGTTGATCAGCAACTGATTGACGGCCTTCAGTTCGTCGCCCATCTGCTGCGCCAACTGCGTGGCCTGCTGCGCCTGCTGCTGCAATGCCTGCATTTGCTGCTGAACTTCTGGCGGCACAGTGTCGGCCCCGCTCGGCGCGATGATCTGGTCAATGTCCGGGGCACCGATGGCCTTCAGCACGTTGCGGCCCGCCTCGACAAGGTTCGATCCTGGAACAGCCTTGGCAACCTCAAACGTCGTGTTGGCAATCGCCATGCGCTGCGCTTGGGTCGTGATGGTCGGGTCGGCTACCGGGATGATGTCGAAGTCGCTTGACGCATAGTCGTCGCGGCTAATGTTCCCCTCGCTGTCATTGATGCGGAAGTATTCATCGTCCTTCAGGTAACGCGCGTTCAGGTCGCCGTACAGGACAAGCTCATCGGACAGAGAGTGATAGAACCGCAGGAACGTGGCGTTAAACACCTTGGACTGCTGCTCAATAACTGACAGGACAGACGATGCCGCTGCGTTGGCAGGCATTTGATCAAGGCCGATGGACTGTACCGATACGATGGCCTGCGCCATTTCGATCAGCTTATCCAGCAGCGCACCGAGTACGGCAGACGGCTCCTTGGCCGGAATAGGAAGAAGGGAGTTTTGCAGGATGTCCGCAGGCACTTCCGTCTTGCGCCACTCGCCGGCAGCCAGTGGCTTATTGCCGCCCTGCATTCGGAATCCCTTGGCGAGAAAGCCCCCTTGCGTGTTGCTCAACATGCCGGCGTTCAGCAGCGCGTTAAGGACGCTATTGGCTGCGCGGTTCAGGTTGCCAAGCAACGCCCCGAAGCCATACGACAGGAAAGTGCCATCAAAGGACGGAACAAAGTGGTAGTCGACGAAGTAACTGCGGGCAGCGATGGCAACTACCGTTCCGTCGTCCTTGTGCGTTACGTCCCGCTCGTCATAGCGGGCAACGATGCGCAGAACCTGCGCGGACTCCTTTTCGACGGTGACAATGTACGGTTCTTCGTAGCCGTCGTCATCAAGGTCAAGCCAGCGGTGCTGTTCGAGAATCTTGTACGCCGGATCATCGTCTGGCTGTTTGGCGTCTTCCAGTCCGGCACTCGGGTCAACGTGCAGTTCCACGTCACGATACAGTCCGGCGCGTTTCTTCGACTCAACGTCGTTGCCGAACATCTCCATGACATGACTGATACGGCGAGCGGACTCAAGCGACGTGATACCGTTGTTTACCACGACCTCGGCAGGCGTCAGTAACATGGACACGTTGCGGCCCTTGATCGGGTCGTAGCAGACCTTCCGATAGGCGACACCCGACACAGAATAGACCGACAGAAGTTTGTCGGTATCGCGCCGCCATTCCTTCATCTGGAACAGCAGTTGGTAGTCAAGGTGGTTCTTGACCCGTTCGGCGCGGTCTTTCTTCGCGTCGGTCATCTTGCCAAGAATGCGGGTATTGGCCACGCCGCCCTGCCGGATAATCTCGGGCAGCACGCGGGCACCGTAGGCGATGGATGCGGACGTGATAATCGGGACGACCACGTTGGCGGCCCCCTCCCACGGGAAGGACTTGTGTACCCCTTCCTGCTTGGCCAATGCCAGCGCCTTTTCGTTGACTTCGTACCAGTCGGAGCATGAGTCCTTGTCAAGGTCGTAGTCGTCAGTGACGCGCTTGCCGATTTCCTCAAGCACATCGTCAGGCAGCAGCGTGGCAATGTTCTCCGACTGGATGAACTGCATCAGGCGGTTCATCGTTCCCGGCAGACCCATGTCCGGCGCGGGTTCCGCGAACTCGGCTTCGGTGTCAGCACTGTCAACGTCGATGACATCATCCGCCGATACGTCGGGAACGGTGTAGCGGTCTGGTACTGCGCCTGGGTTGGTCGGGTTCATCACAAATCCTCGTCACGATACTGGCGGTTGCTGGCGTCGAAGTCCTCGACGGCGTTCGGGTGAAGTACGGCATAGCGGAGCATCATCAGGCCGTAGCGGGTGGCCGCCATAAGGTCGTCACGCTCTTTGACTACCTTGCCGTCTTCGCGGTGGTACATGCGGAACTCTTCCCACCAGTCGGATAGGTGCGCGGCGACTTTTAGCCTGCCGGTTTTCATGCGGTCAAGCATCATCATCAGGCCGGCTTCTACGCCGTTGCTGCCATCCTCAAACATGGCTTGCTTGAACAGCAGGTCAATGCCCTCTTCCCGATACTGCTGGGCCAACTGCTTGCCCGACCCCTTGTCATGCTGCAATCCATCGTGCGGCCATGCTACCGGAATCCAGTCACCGCGCTTTCGCATGGCACTGGACACAATGGCCGGCGTGACTTCCTTCTGGCGATAGGTGTCGTATATGTACACGGTGTCGGTGTCCCGATCCCATGCCATCCATACAGCAGCGGTTGGGTGGTCCCAGCCAAAGTCCATCCCGGCGATGCGGGGCCAGTGCGGTTGAAGGACGAAGCCATCCAGCCGGATTGATTCTTCTGTGACGGGGAAGATACGCCCACTCCCGAGCATCGGAATGCCCTTGGTTCGTGCCTCAAGTTCATGCGGAGGGTAGGACGCGACGATGCGCTCCTTATCCTCGGCAGACAGGTGGCCTACGTCGTCAATGGTCATAAAGGTAACGCCACGGTCAGCGTGGGGTTCGTGCAGGAACCGCATCACCACCGTAGACATGCCCTTGAGCGGGGTGAACGTACCGATCACGGCACCACGGGTCGCGTTGGTACGGGTCAGGCCTTCCGTGTACACATCCGGCGGCGGCTCTTCGTCGAACCAGACCCAATCCAGCGTATCAGCCTGCCACTTCGACCGTCCTTGGTCATAGGATGCGAACTGCATTACCGAGTTACCACCCGATACATGCTTGACCGTGAGGCTTGCCACGGCGTCCGCCACTCCCTGACGCATACTGTGCGAGACAATGCAGTCACCCGGGATGAAGCCGGTTCCCCATGCGTTGCGGTCTTCCGGCGGGCCAAGCAGGATGCGCTGCACCCCTTTCCGTGTAAGTTCGGCAGACTCCGATCCAGCCATGCAGCGGACGGGCTTGTCGAAGCGCCGGCCAGTCCACCAATCAGGATACAGGCCGGTGAGGTGGAAGGCTGTTTCAGCCCCGCCTGCAATCGTTTTCCCCACCTGGTTGGCTGCGAGAAACGCCCGTTCGCGCTTATCCGACCCGTCCGCATGGAAGGCTCGTTGCTTGTCATACGGGGCGTAGTACCGCAGGCGGTTGCGTTCAATGAACCTTACCTTTGCCTGTAACAGCGGAAGCAACTCGGACTTCTGCGCCAGCGATAAGGTTGGCAGCGCGCTCAAGATACGCGTCCAAGGTTCGCTCATCGGTGAACACCGGATTGTCAGGGTCTTGGGAAAGTTCAACCGCCTTCAGGTCTGGCAAGACCTTTGCGAGTCGCTTGTATTTGCTGTCAAGCAGCACCTTGGCGGCCTGAATCTTGATCGGGGAGGTTGCAAGCCACGTCTTGGTGGCTACCTCTTTGGCGTCTTCGTCATAACTTTCAGTTATAACCGGGCCGGCTGCTATAGCCTTTACGTCATCCTCAACCTTTTCAATGTCGGTCAAAAGGTTAGACGCGCCAATACGCGCCCGTAGGTCTTCCCTACGTTCGGCGGCTCTTTCGTCGCGGGACTTCATCTTGGTAGAGGCCATGCACCGCCCTGCTAGGTGGTTACTAACCGACTACTGCGCCGGCTGCTTATGACTCAATGTTATAACAGTATCGGCCAGTGTGGAATAGTCCGGCTGTCGAATTATGCGCACGGACGGATACCAAGGGGTTCTGTCTTCCTTTCCCCAATACCACAGGTTGAACTCGGTCGGGATGATCAGCAGGACGGGCTTGCCGATTGCTGCGGCGATGTGGGCTACCGTGTTACTACAGGTAACAACTACGTCTAGGGCGTCCATCAGTGAGGCCACGCCGTCAAGGTCGTTGGACGTGTCGAGTCCTGCAAGGGCGTGGACGTTCTGCCCGTTGATTGACCAGAACACGGCGTCGGTCTGGTCGTAGCCGTACTGTAGGCTGATGGCCGCTATCCGTGGATCACGGACAAGGGGCAGCAGGCTTTCCCGGTCTATCGACTTGTCACCGCCCCATGCCGTGTTGTGTGAGCGCCAGGATAGGCCTACGTTCGTTGTGTGGCCAAACGTGTTCATCAGGCCGTCTTGGTAGGCTTGGCGCTTGGAGGTGTCGGGTATCAGCCACGGTGATGGGTTGCCGTCGCCAAGGTAGGTGACGGCCAAGTCCATCGTGTAGATGTGGCGGGAGTGCTTTGTCTGGTGCTGGCGGACTTCGGCAAGTGGGACGAACTGGTGATTCGGGAACGATCTGGCGAACAAAGGTATCAGGCGTTCGTCAGTGGCGATAGTGGCCGGCTTGATCTTGCCGAACATGCAGGACAGCAGGATTTGTTCCCCCAACCCCTGCTCACATATCACGATCAGGTGGCAGTCTTCCTTGCCGTCCCATTCAGGGCAGGTAATGTCGGCCTTGACCATTCCCGACAGTGCCCATCGGTACTTGCACAGTGACAGGCCGGTCTTAACGTCCCCAGCCTTGAAAGCGGCCTCACCCTTGGCGGCCTTGAGGTAGTTGATCTTGGGGAACTTGGCTATCAGACGGTCGTACTGTACAAGGTCAGTGCATCCTGACCGGATAAGGGCGGCGGCTTGGCTGGCGGCTTGGTAGGGGGTCACGCCACGCCCTTGTAGGCGTATCCACGGAAGCGGGCAAGGCTCTTGACGTTGAATTGCTTGTCTTTCTGCCATTGCTCAACTATGCGTTTGGCGCGGAGCGTCCAGTAATAGTCTTGCTGGCTGGCATGGCGGCGTGTGCCGGTGCGGGTGTATTCGTAGACAGGCTCCGGCTGCTGCCTCGCCTCAAACTCCGCAAACTGTCTTGCCTTGTGTCCGAACATAACCGCCTCGCTGGGCTGATTTCTGAATTGTTGCCGGTACTGCTCCTGCCGGCGTCAGGTTCGACGATTCGACTCATCTAGCCGTAGCGTGGCCTATCCGGTGTGCGCAGCGTTTATAGGTAT